GAAGAAGAGAAAAAGAAAGAAGATAAGATATACAAGCCTAGTATACAAGATCGTATTAGAGAACAGTGTTCTATTATGGTACAAGACTTTGAACAAGCACTAGATGACTTTGCAGAAGGTAAAATAAAAGATTTTAAGGCGATTAAACCACTACAACGATTGAGACAACTACAGTGTAAGCAACCACATGCAAGGAATATATCAGGCTTTTACGAAGATGCAATTAAAGAATACAATGAATTGTTGAATCCACCAGACACTTCTAAAATGTCAGAACAAGAAAAAGACTGGGCAAAACAACTTAAAGAAGCATACTCGCACTATGATAAAAGACAAATTAAAAAACTATATGATTTTATGGTTGCTATTATTAGTGCTTGTGACGGTATTATTGCAGAAAGTAAAGCAAATAGAAAACCTAGAAAGATCAGCAGAAAGTCCCCAGAGAAACTTACTGAAAAACTAAAATATAAAATTTCCGATGAGAAATATGCAATTTCAAGTGTTCCTCCACATAAACTAATTGGAGCAACCTGTCTTGTTGTGTTTAATAGCAAAAATAGGAAACTTGGAATATATTATACTAGCATGGAAGATCCAACAGGTACTAGTAGAGAAGGAAGTGGCTTAAATCTTAAAGGCCAAACACTACAACGTTTTAAAGAAAAAGAAAGTGTGTGGTGGACTTTACGAAAACCTATGGAGCAACTACAAGAAGTTAAGAATCTTAATACACGTAAAAAGTTTGAAAACTGGATTGAGAAACTTACAACAACCCCTACTATAATGAATGGTAGAATAAACCCAGAAACAATACTGATAGGAGTATATTAATGAGTAACCTAATCCCAATGGTCGTTGAAAAAGAACACAATGGCGAAAGAGCATATGACATCTTTTCAAGACTATTAAAAGAACGTATCGTATTTTTAAACGGTCCAGTTCATGATGCAGTAGCACATACAGTTACCGCACAACTTATATTGTTAGAATCACAAAACCGTGATAAACCAATTAACTTTTACATTAACTCACCGGGTGGTGTAGTAAGCAGTGGTATGGCAATCTATGATACTATGCAATACATCAAATCACCTGTGTGGACTTATGTAATGGGTCAAGCATGTTCAATGGGCAGTCTACTTGCACAAGCAGGAGAGCCAGGTAAACGTTTTATGTTACCACATGCTAGACATATGATTCATCAACCAAGTGGTGGTGCTAGTGGACAAGCAACTGATATTCAAATTCATGCAGAAGAAATTATCAAGTTGAAAAAAGAACTTACATACGTCTATGAAAAACATAATTCTAAAGGCAAAAAGTTTGACGAATTAAGTAATGATATGGAACGTGATAAGTTTATGACTGCACAAGAAGCACTTGATTATGGTCTAATTGATGAGATCTTCGAAAGAAGGGATTAAATATGAATATAGCAAACAAAGATCCTAGCAAAGGACACTTTGCAGTTAGTATTGTAAAAAGTATATTTAGATTCGTAGCATCGGGCCTAATGGCAGTTGCAGGATATATTTTGTGGACAGCAAATGAGTACACTGATATTTTTATTGCTGATACAGGCTTTTTACTAATGCTCGGAGGAATAGTATTATTTTTAGCAGAAGTGCTAGGAATAGTTGAGGAGATAGTTTAATGCCCGTGGCCACTTTTAGTGACAAACCCGAAGGGATTAGAGTTGAACAACTTGATTTAAAATCAGGTGAGTTTAACGGGGAATGGATTAAAGGTGGCCCACTACAAGATTTTAGTTCTGTAGGTATATTAGACAAAGCAACTGCAACTGTTTTAACTATAATGGACGGGTTTGTTGTTGTTGATAAGATTAAAACTAATGCACTTATGGGCGATATACAAATACAAGGTAACGCAGACTTTGTTGGTAATGTTCATGTAAAAGGTACACTAGAAGTTGACAGTCTTGTTACTAAAGAACTTATTGCTGACGAAAAAACAGAACGTCAATTTATAGAATTCACACACAAAAACAAACGTAAATCAAATGTTGGAACAGGTTTCTTATGGAGTGGCGGCAAATATAGCAAACAATTCATTTACAAAAACAATCCAGATAGATTTTGGTCTACTGAGCCTATAGACATACACAAAGATCGTTCGTTTATGATTGATGGCAATGAAGTATTATCATTTGATACACTAGGCGGAACTGTTCGTAAAAGTAGTTTGCAAGAAGTAGGCACATTACGTAACTTAGATGTTGCAGGACGTTTAAGTGTTGCTGAAACTTTATTCTTTGATCCTAATTTAGATAGACTAGGCATTGGTACAGATAAGCCTGCAGGTGATTTAGCAGTATATAACTTTGCTAATGATACTAATGTTATCATTGATGCTGAAGACGGTGATGCTAAAATTGGAACATACAATAATAAAAATTTACGTATCATAACAGATGATCAAGCACGTATTAAAGTAAGTTTTAATGGTGATGTAACAGTAGGACAAGAAGGTAACACAAGTAACACCCATAGGGTATATGGTAAATTAGGTATCGGTGTTAAGAATCCTACTGAAGATTTAGAAGTTGCAGGTAACATACGTTTTCAAAATCGTTTGTTTATGGTTGCAGACAAACCGCCAACTAGTGGACACTGGAATAAAGGTGACACAGTGTGGAACGAGAATCCAAAAAATACTGCACCGATTGGTTGGGTATGTACAGCAAGTGGTACACCAGGTAATTGGTCATCATGGGGATTTATTGGTACATAATAGTATCATATAATATATCTTTGACATTCTGGTAAATATCAGTATGAGCAATAAAACACTAATTTTTTTAAATAAAAATGAATCAGATAAAATAAAACGTGATGTACGATGGTGGGATTTGTACGCCAAACTATCACCTATTTTATACATCACAATTGGACTAGTACTATGGTACTTCGGATCAGTTGACTGGCAAATTATTGCCGGCATTGGTGCTGGTGCATTTGCAATGACGGCTGTTACATGGTGGTTCTGGACAGTACATACTATTGGTGAAATTGCACAAAGAACAGAAAAAGCAGAATTAAGTGTTCAATCCGTATTGTCTGAAATACGTGAGATTAAAGACTTAGTCAAAGACATCCGCAACACGTAAATACACTTATGAAGTATGTTACCGTTATAGGCAACGGGGAAAGCCGTAAGAATTTTGACCTGTACACATTAGAATGGTTAGGAAGTACCATTGGAACTAATGCTGTTCATAGAGACTTTCATCCAGATCAATTAGTTTGCTGTGACAGACGCATGGTACAAGAAGCAGTAAACAATTCATACGAAAATCCTGTACACACTAGAAGTGATTGGTACAAGCAATTTAGTTTTTGGCGTAATGTATTGTGCTTACCAGAACTTCCATACCAAGGCGAAAAGCGACAAGACGATCCGTGGCATTGGGGAAGTGGAGGACATGCATTAAACTTGGCCTGTACTATTCAACCTGAGTATGTAGTAATGCTAGGATTTGATTTATGGGGTAATAATAACACATTTAATAATGTCTACAAAAGCACAGAGCATTACAACAATCAAAATAAACCTGCTACTGATCCTTCATATTGGATATACCAAACTGCAAAGTTATTTGAACACTATCCTAATATAAAGTTTTTACAAATTCAACCCGACGAATGGGAACCACCAGAGCAATGGGATCATTTTGATAATTTTTTCATTGATAATTACGAAAATTTAAAAAAACTTATTGACAAAAACAAATAATCTGCTATAATAGTTGTATGTTTATAGAAAATTTTCATTACTATGTAAGTTGGCATATATACATACATCAAGGACTTGGCGTCAACCCTTCTAACTCTGCCGCCCATAAAACATTATAGTAGGAGAATATTATGGGAAAACATTATAGTACAAAACATTACGGACACAACATCGGACTATCAGCAGTGTTCCGTCAACCAAACGCAGATCATTCACATTGCCATTTGCTACATGGTTACAGTCTAGCATTTACATTCACATTTGGTTGTGATGAACTAGACAACAAAAACTGGGCAGTTGACTTTGGCGGACTAAAGCCTTTGAAAGCATGGCTTGAAGATAGTTTTGATCACAAGACATGTGTTGATATTAATGATCCACACAAACAAGATTTTTATGATCTACAAGACAAAGACTTGTGTGAAGTAAGAGAGTTCAACGGTGTAGGCGCAGAGAAGTTTGCGGAACATGCATTTAACTTTGCTGACGAACTTATTAGAAAAGCAACAGACAATCGTTGTTATTGTATCAAAGTTGAATGTGCTGAACACGGCGCCAACTCGGCTATCTATGAAGGATAGTATCTGTGGCAAAAATTGATAAAAGTCTTTACTCTAAAGCAGAATGGAAACGTATACGTCAAGAGCGTAGAAATTTAAAAGCACAAGATAGTCATGATATGGTTGTTGGAGCATTACGCCGACAACAAATACCAGAAATAGCACCAGTATTTGAAAAAGGTTATCCCGACTATGAAGCAGTTAATAAAGATGAAGTCAATAATTATGTTTTATGTCTAAAACATGGAACAAAATATAGTGCAGAATACGTGAACACTTTATATAATATGGTTAAAAGAAACTTAGGTGTTCCTTTTAAAATGGCATGTTTAACAGATAATCCTAAAGGTATCAATAAAGATATAGAATGTATTAATATACCTCATAATTTATCTGGTTGGTGGTGCAAACCTTACATGTATAGTTCTAGTTTACCACTACCAAACGACTGTACAATTTTGTATATGGATTTAGATGTAGTAATTTCAGGACCATTAGATAAACTGTTTACATATCAACCCGGAGAATGGTGCGTTATTAGAGATTTTACTCGTGCTATGCAACCCCAATGGCAAAAATATAATAGTTCAGTAATAAGATTTAGAAAAGGTCAGTTAAATGATGTATGGGCAAGATTCATTGCAGATCCACAAAAAGTAATAGGCAGTCATTTCGGAGATCAAGATTGGTTATGGACAGCGGCACAAGGAACTGCAAAACTTTGGCCTGACGAATGGATTAGAAGTTATAAATGGGAAGTAAGAAAAGATAGACATTTATCAGCAGGTGTGAAAGGTGAAAGAAAATTTACTAAACAAGAAAATCCTAAACCCGATGAGCAGTGTAGTATAGCAGTATTTCATGGAGATCCTAATCCACACAACTGTGACGATCCTTGGGTAGTGGAGAACTGGAAGTAATATGGATCATAAATTACATAACGTTTTTCCAACTCTTGTAATGGAGTTTAATCTAAATGCAGATGTAGATACAAAGTTATTACAAGGTGTTTTACAAAAAGAACAAACCAAACCTCATCCTTTACTTTCAAAGAATGCTGAAAGTTCTTACTTTGCAGGTAATCATAACATACTTGATATCGACCATCCGTTAGTTATTAAATTAAAAGAGACATTTCAAAACTGTGTTGATCAATATATTCAAACTGCTGGACTAACACAATGTAATATATCAAATAGTTGGTTAAGTATTATGGATACAAATAGCAAACTTGTTCCTCACAGACATGAAAACAGTGTGTTAAGTGGAGCATATTATCCAAAAGTTCCGAAGAACAGTACCGGATTAAAGTTTTTCAATCCAACTAAAATATATAAGATGTGCGAAACACATCAAGAAACAACTATGTATAATGCTGATAATGGAGAGTTTCCGGCACAAGAAGGAGTTCTATACATATTTCCTAGTTGGTTAGAACATGGTAGTGAAACTAACCAAACCGATAATCGTATGGTGATAAGTTTCAATACATTAAATATGAATGGAGTACAAACATGAGCATAGAAGAATCATATATTAGAGAATATCCAGGCGCATTTTCAAAAGAATATTGCGATAAAGTTATTGATCGTTTTGAAACGATGAATAAAAATCATCAAACATCAAACTATGACGGTAGTGTTAAATTTAATGCCGACACTCGTGTAGTTTATGATTGGGCACCACACCATAATATGTTTTATCACGATCCTGCACTTTGTGAAGAATTTTATAAAACTGTAAATGAATATTATGGTAAAAAATATGTTAGCGAATTTACTGTTCTTAAAGACAGCATGATTAAACACACACCCAAAGGCATGAGTGTTCAACGTAATGGTCCAAAAGAAGCATACCATATCTGGCATATTGAAAACAATGACAGGGCAAGTAGAGATCGTGTTGCTGTTTACATGCTATATCTTAACACTGTAAAAGAAGGTGGCGAAACAGAGTTTCTTTATCAAGGAATAAAGACTAAACCTGTTGCTGGTAAACTAGTGTTCTTTCCTGCTACATGGCAACATCCACACAGGGGCAATCCAATATATGATGGATACAAATACATTATCACAGGGTGGTTTACATACGACGAATAATCTAGTGTCTAGTAGATTTATTTTCGACGTCGATGGAACATTAACACCTAGCAGACAACCGATGGACGCTGAGTTCCAGAAATGGTTTGCAAACTTTCAAGAACATAATTATGTCTATCTCATCACGGGTAGTGATAGAGATAAAACATTAGAACAAGTTGGTTCGATAGTATATAATTTTTCTGTCAAGGTATACAACTGTTCAGGTTGTGATGTATGGGAGCAAGATAAAAATGTTTATACTAGTAGTTGGGCATTGCCTCAAGATGCTCGAAATTGGTTGAATATTGAACTAGACAAAAGTAAATTTGTTCTACGCACAGGTAATCATATTGAGGAACGTCCTGGCATGGTTAACTTTAGTATTGTAGGGCGTAATGCTACAATAGGTGAACGTAAGTTATACGTTCAATGGGATGAAAACAACCTAGAACGCAATCACATTGCGGCACAGTTTAACTTTCGCTTTCCAAAATTACAAGCAGTAATTGGTGGAGAAACAGGCCTAGATATTTTTCCTAAAGGAAGCGACAAAAGCCAAATTATAAGAGATTTTAATCCACATGACATTTTACATTTTTTTGGTGATGCTACATTTAAAGGAGGAAATGATTATCCTTTGAAAAAAGTAATCATTGACAACGATCTCGGTTACTGTTATAATGTAAAAGACTACAAAGAAACTTGGAAAATATTAAGAGAACAATTTGAATGGATGATCTAAAATTTATGACAGCAGGTAATTTTATTACAGGTCAACAAGACATACATCGTATAGGCTTTGCATGTAAGTACATGCATCCAGACCAAACACAGAAGAAAAAACTACTAGAAGAAATTCAACGACCACTAAATACTCGTAGCACAACAGTACAGTGGCTTAATAGGCAAACACGTGAAGTTGCTGAACAACGTTTGTGGGATATCATGGTTCACAATATACAATCGTATATGAACCTTATTACCTATGTAGGAGGATTACCAAATGAACTGCGTATGGTTAGACTGGGTAGTGATGTGCTACCGGTATACACACAAGCAGATTGGTCTTACTTTTGGCAGAAGCCAGATGTACGTGCCTACTGCGAGAAAAACTTTGCCAATGTCGGCAAACAAGCAAGAGCCCTCGATGTTCGACTATCGATGCACCCAGGCCAATTTACTGTACTTGCGAGCGACAACCCCGAAATTGTAGATAGGAGCGTAGAAGAATTTGAATATCACACCGATGTCATCAGGTGGATGGGCTATGGACGCTCATTCCAAGACTTTAAATGCAACGTCCATATATCAGGCAGGCAAGGTCCAGCCGGTATCAAACACGCAGTTAACACAAGATTATCTCAAGAAGCGAGAAACTGCATCACGATCGAGAACGACGAAAACAAATGGGGCATCATGGACAGTCTTGAATTGGTCGACACCTGTGCCCTCGTACTTGACATACACCATCACTGGTGCCGTGAAGGTGAATACATTTTGCCAGCCGACGATAGATTTTCTCGCGTAATTGATTCATGGCGTGGTGTACGTCCTGTTATACACTATTCATACAGTAGAGATGAAGCATTACCTGAAGGCTTTGCACACGACACAATGCCCGACATGCCTGTACTATTAGAATCAGGCTTTAAAAAAGGCAAACTAAGAGCCCATAGTGATTACTATCCTAACAATGCAGTTAACGACTATGCACTTTCGTTCTTAGAACACGCTGATATTATGTGTGAGAGCAAGGCAAAGAATTTGGCTAGTATTGGTTTGCATAAATATTATTATGAAAATTACGGAACTAACCAACACAAATTGTCCAAGAACCAAAGCCAAGCAGTGCCAGTGTGAAAGTGTTAACGCACTAACCGAATCACAAGATACTGTATTTGCTGTTGTTTCAGAACTTATCCATTCAGATAAAGTTAAAGGACAAATACTTTTCATGCAACAAGCAGATGGACCTACTTTAATTAAAGGTCGTGTTACAGGTCTTGAACCTGGCAAACACGGATTTCATGTTCATCAATTTGGTGATCTGTCAGATGGTTGTGATTCTGCCGGCCCTCATTTTGATCCTGATGGTGTTGACCATGGTGATCTTGATAAAGGACATGTCGGTGATTTAGGAAATATCACAGCGAACACTTCCGGCATAGCCGATTTCACTATAGTTGCAAAAAGAGTGGATCTTGTAGGAGATCGTAGCATTGTTGGTCGTGCTATTGTTATTCATGCCGACGAAGATGACTTAGGTAAAGGCGGCGATGAAGAATCACTTAAAACAGGAAATGCAGGAGAAAGAGTAGCCTGCGGAATAATTACACTTAAAGATAAATCAGGAGAATAAATCATGTTAAATTGGTTGAAAAAAGTTTTCTTGCCGGCTGTTGAGGATATCGATGCGTTGGTATTAGAAAAGCAGGTGATTGAAAAGAAGTCGGAACTAACAAAAATGACTAAAGTACAACTTGAAAAATTAGGTCGTGCTTATGATGTTGAATTAGACCGTAGATTAACTAAAGCAAAACTAGTTGATCAATTATGGAAAGTAGTAAAACCTAAAAAATAAGGAGAACACAATGGTAGATAAATTTAAAGGCTGGGTAGAAAAACGTTTTAAAGAACGTACATCTTGGGACGGAGCAATGCTTGTCCTACTAGGAGTTTTAGTATTAATTGCTAAACCAATTGCAGGCTTACTTGCATATGCGGCTATCGCATATGGTGCTTGGACTATTTGGAAATCAGAATAATTAATTTTTTCCAATTGGTTTGTCTGTGCTTACAGCCAAATCCCAAACTAATCGTTTCTCAACGCCACGCTTTTGAGCAAAGCGTTTAGGATCACATTGAGGGCAAACGTGGAAATAGTTGTTACTTAAACGTCTAGGATCCACTTTGCCTTTCTCTCTATTAAACTCTTGTTCACAACTGTCGCACTTAAATACAACTACTGTACGTTTTCGAGTATATGGATGAAATTTGCCTGTACGACTTTTACGCACATATGATTTTGTAACAATATCTTCTCTTACAAACATATTGTTATTTACACTTTACATTCGGTTTATAAAAAGAAAGGCTAAATATTGTCATGAGCATAGTAAGTTTAACAGAGAATGCAAGAGAACGCATGGAAGTAATGCTTAAAGAGCATGAAAAAAATGTTGTTAGACTAGCATTAAAAGGCGGTGGATGTGCTGGTTTTAGTTATGAATGGACTTTAGATGATGAAGTACAAAATGACGACGAAGCAATTGAACTTGAAACTGGCAAATTTGCTATAGATGCAACGAGTATAATGTACTTGTTAGGAAGTACAATTGATTACAAAAAGGAAGTATTTGGATCATATTTTGCAATAAACAACCCTAAATCAACATCGAGTTGTGGATGCGGAGAATCAGTAGGATTTTAAAAAATGGCACGTAAAACAATTAACATTGGTACAACAGGTAACGACGCTACCGGCGATAGTATTAGAGAAGGCTTTAATAAAGTCAATCAGAACTTTACTGAAATCTATGCATCATTAGGACTTGGCGGCGGATTAACATTTACATCTTTAGACGACACTCCACCAACACTTACTGCTAACACAGTATTAACAACTAACACAGCAGGTGATGCTGTTAGTGCAAGAGTAATTGAAGGTGAAGGTATTGCAGTTGATTTTACATCTGATCCTACTAAACTTAAATT